TAGTAGTTGACCAATCTAGGTATGACTACCCCGCTGATTGCAAGAGCATTAACTATGACAGCTTCCGTCTTAAGAGGGACGCTGCTCTTAATGTGCCTAGCATTAAACTTAAACAGATTGATTATGAAGAATATCTGGAACATTTTGTAGACGCTGAATATTCAACTGGTGACCACAGTGAGGTGCCTAAGATGGTGTTTCGGTGCCCCAACCTTAAGTGGGGAGTGTATCCACCCCCTGCTGAACTGTACACTGTGGTGTTTGAATATTACGTTCTGCCAACAGACTTGTCTGCTGCTACAGATGTACCCTTCCTCCCTGAACAATTCAGATATGTAATCTTAGATGGTGCTATGCACTATGCCTTTATGTTCCGTGGTGACCCTGAAAGCAGCGCAGTGATGTTGCAAAAGCAAACCAAGAACATTGCTAACATGCGTGGTATCTATCAGAACCGATTTGAGTATGTAAGGTCCACAGCGAACAACAGACAAAGTAGGTGGTAAATGAGAACTAAAGAAGAGTTACAAAGACTTTTTATTTATGATGAAGAGTCTGGTAAATTGTTTTGGAAACTCAGGCCCCGCGACACCTTCCCAACACAAGGTGGGTTTATTAAATTTAACACTAATTTTGCTGGTAAAGAGGCTGGATCAAAAGACCCCGATGGTGGGCTAAAAGTGGGTGTCTTAAAAAAGACATACAAAGTTCATCGTATTATCTGGGCTTTGCATTATGGGTATTGGCCTAAGCAAGTTGACCATATTGATGGTAATCGTTCTAATAACAAACTAGAAAACCTCAGGGATGTGGACCAACAAGAAAACTGTAGGAACAGGGCTATTTCTTCAATTAACACCTCTGGCACCGTAGGTGTTTACTGGCACACTAAACATAAGCAGTGGCAATCTAGAATTAGGGTTAATGGTAAGTTACTTCATCTTGGTTATTTTAAGACTATTAGTGACGCTGTAGAGGCAAGAAAGTGTGCTGAAAAAGAGCATGGATTTCACCCTAATCACGGTCGCGTAAGAGCATAAAGGGGAAATAAAATTCGTACAAATTGGGCCACATACCCCATCGAGATTAAGGGGGGACTAGTAACTAACGTCAGCCCCTTGCAACAAGGTATTAACCTTCCGGGGAGTGCTGTTGTTCTAGAGAACTACGAAGCCTCTATTGAGGGGGGCTACAAGAAGGTTCTTGGGTACAGCAAGTGGTCTGAGGAGAAGGTTCCCGGAGACACTATTATTAATGGTATCATTTCTGTTACAGCAGATGACGCCATTGCTGTTGTTGGTGGTAAATACTACCTGTCTTCTGGTAAAGCAGCTTGGGTGGAAAAGCTTGATTCTTCTCTAAACCCCGGTGGACATGTTAGGCATGTTGCTTACAATTTCACTGGCACAGATAAGATCATTATGACTAACGGTGCCACTAAGCCAGTGATCTATACTTCTGGTACAGATACCATTGCTATTGACTCAGCAGCCTCTACTGATGTTGAGGGGAGTGAATATGTCACTGAGTTTAAGAACCACATCTTCTTTGGTAATGGAACTAACCTAGTATTCACTGCCCCCTACACTGATGATGACTATACTCCCGGTAATGGTGCTGGTATTATTAACATTGGTAGTGAGATTACAGGTTTGATACCTTTCCGTGGTGAACTTATCATCTTTGGTACAGACCGTATCAATAGGCTTACAGGCTCATCTCTAGCAGACTTTGTTCTTACACCAATTACACGTAAGACAGGGTGCTTGTACGGAGACACCATTCAGGAAGTGGGTGGGGACATCCTCTATCTTGGACCTGATGGTATCCGCTATCTTAGTGCCACAGACCGTAATGAAGACTTTGCTCTACAACGGGCCTCAGAAGCTATTCAAGACTATGTTGTGGACTTCTACTCTGGCACCTCCACCTTCACCTCCACTGTGGTGAGAAAGAAATCTCAATACCGAGTGTTTGATTGGCAAGAGACCACTTCTGTAAACCTGTCTGGTGGCATTATTGGTACACGCTTTCTTGACCAACAAGCTGCTGGCATCTCTTGGTCCACTATGCGTGGTGTTAAGCCACACAGGATGGACAGTAAACAGCACGGCAATACAGAATCCGTCCTCTTTACAAGTGATGCCACAGTAGGTGGATCTTACGTGTATGAGATGGAGAGTGGGAATAGTTTTGATGGAGGAGCAATTGCTTGTAGGTGGAAGACACCCAACATGCCCTTCTCTGACCCCAAGATTAGAAAGACCTTTTATAAGGCCACCCTCTATCTAGCTACTGAAGCTGACTTCTCTATTAGCTGCCAACCAGTTATTGATGGTAACACAGGAAACACTATAGAACCTCCCGCTGTTGTATTTGCCCCAAGTGGGGCTACGTCAGTGTCATTCTGGGGGACCCCTCTTTGGGGAGATTTCACTTATGGTGGTGCTTTAGATCAGGTATATTATAACAATCTGATTGGTAGTGGCTTCACTGTAGCATTTGATTTTATTGAGGAGAGTGCCTCCTCATCTTTCGCACTTGACTCATTAATCATAGAATACAGACAGAACGATAGGAAATAATTTTGGCGGGATATACTAGACAGGCACTTGCTAATATTCAAAATAACTCCACTGCCGATGCAGATGATATTAATGATGAACTTAATCAAGTACAGGCTGCATTCAACAACTCTACAGGCCATACCCATGACGGGACATCTGCTGAAGGCTCCCCTATTACTAAGGTGGGGCCTGTGCAAGACCTCATTATCTCAGCCTCACAAGTGTTGCCAAAAACTACCAACACGTTAGACCTTGGTTCTGCTACATTTGAATTTAAGAGTGCATGGTTTGATGGTATTGTCACTTCTGACAGTTTCGTAGGGCCTCTTACAGGGGCTGTAACTGGGGACCTTACTGGGAATGTGACAGGGAACCTCACAGGTGCTGTTACGGGGAACGTGACAGGGAATGTTACGGGTAATATAAACGGGGCTGTCACTTCAAGCTCTGTGACCATCACTGGTGGCAGTATCACTGGTATTACTGATTTAGCTGTAGCCGACGGTGGGACAGGTGCAAGTGATGCAGCTACAGCCCGTACCAACCTTGGTCTTGGTACAATCTCCACTCAAGCATCGTCTGCTGTGTCAATCACTGGTGGTAGTATTACGGGTATCACCGACTTGGCAGTTGCTGATGGTGGCACCGGCTCTTCTACAGCAGCAGGGGCGTTGATCAACTTAGGGCTGACAGCTACAGCAGCAGAGATCAATTTGATTGATGGTTTGACAGCTACCGCGGCAGAGCTTAACAAGCTTGATGGAGCTACCCTCACAGTTACAGAGTTAAATTTTGTTGACGGTGTAACCTCTGCCATCCAAACTCAACTTGATGCCAAGCAACCTTTAGATAGTGGCCTTACGGCTATCGCCGCTCTTGCTGTCACTAATGGTAATTTTATTGTTGGTAACGGGTCAACTTGGGTAGCTGAAGCCCCTGCAACAGCTCTAGCAAGCTTAGGTGTAACTTCCACAGCAGCAGAGCTTAATAAACTTGATGGTGTAACAGCTACAGCCACAGAAATTAACTATACTGATGGTGTAACCTCCTCCATTCAGACCCAGTTGAACAATACAATCGGGGCTACACAGACATGGGCTGCTAGGGGTCGCACACATAGCACCGTTTATGAGAACACCACCTCAGCCCCTGTAATGGTTAACATTAGTGCCACTGTGTCAACAGGCAGATATATACAAGTGTCGGCAACTGGTGCTGGTGGTTGGATTGATGTTGGCTACCTTTCCGCTACAGGTGCTACCACTGTTTCCTACATTGTGCCTGTTGGTTGGTTCCACAGAATTAACGGTGCAACCGACTCTATTCTTGTTTGGTCGGAGTTGTATTGATATGACAGGGCTAACAGTCGATGAAAAGATAGGTGTTCCAGTTACGGTGTTCATTGCACTGTTAGTCGCATTTCTCTTCCTCACCCCCTCTTCCTTGTGGTTTAAAGTAGATGTGTTTGATGTAAAAAGTGCTCCCACATGGGAGAGTGTAGAGATTGATTTTGACCGCACTATTGCCCGAAATTTTGATGGGGAATGGCAAGTGGCTATAAGGCGACAAGTGGAGGGTGGTTGGGAGAGTGTATGTACTACAGCTTGGCAACCCCAAGAATATAGGAAGAACGCTGTCCTACCAGAGCCAGTTACACTAGAGTGGTTAGCCTATGTGGAGCCTCAATGTTATGAACTTGCTGAGGGCACATATGAAGTTACGGTGACATGGGAAATTAACCCTAACACACCATTTATGAGAAGGGAAGTGCAAGTAGTTGATACTTTCACAATAACGGGTGTGTCATGAGACCTATGGGTGATAGACGTGATCAATGGTGGTTTGTGTGGAAGATGTTTGGCTCTGGCCTTCTATTCTACCTTGCCACCACATTGTGGGTTGATGTAATGCCCCCTGAAGTGTATGGTGCTATGGCACACAACATACAATCGAGCATTTGGTCTTTAGGTTTTATGTCCTCTGCTGGTATGGTGATTTACGGTATATCAATTAACGGTAGGTGGAGGTGGTCACCCATTCTTCGTATTGCTGGTTACATAATGTTGCTAATGATGTTCAGCTTCCTTGCCGTTTCTTCTTTGTTTTCCCAATATGGTGCAGTGGTTCTTATTTTTAGTGTAATGTATTTTATACCAACCATAACATCTTTTCTAAGAGTAAATATAGATGATCTGACAGCGAGGTGGGGGAATGAATCCAGATGAGGTAGAGGCATGGTCGGGAGCTGTGCAGTCTCTCTCAGACGCTCTAGGTCCCACCTTTGTAGCTGTTATTGTTCTTGTAGTGTTGGCTTGGTATGTTATGAGAAAAGGTAAGCCAGATACACACGATACATCAGATGTTGATGTTGCTGTGTTACAAGAGAAATTTAGAAATTTAGAAGCCCGCGTTTCCCACCTTGAAGATTTGCGTAGGGCAATGCATTAAAGAGAAACACTATGATTGACAGAGACTTCCTGTTTAGCTCCTTACGTAAAACCCGTCTCTTTGGTGGTAAGTTTAACATCCCCCAAGTGTACGGCATCATCGGAATTGTGGAAGCCTATGAAGCTTCTGGTGTTGATGATAAGCGTGTGTTGGCGTATGCCCTAGCCACAGCCTATCATGAGACTAGCAAGCATATGTCCCCTATTAAAGAGACAGTGATGCCCTCCCACCGTGAGAAGAACCCCACTGACGAAACTGTTAAGGCTCGTCTAGATAATTGGGCACGTAAGATTGGGCGTATGAAGAACATCTACTGGAAGAAAGACCCTGTTACAGGGAAGAGCTATTTTGGTAGGGGGCAAGTGCAGCTTACGTGGAAAGACAATTATGCCCGTTCCTCGGAAGATGCTGGTGTTGATCTTGTGCTCTACCCAGAGATGATGCTTGATCCTACTATCTCCTCTAAGGTGCTTATCAAGGGCCTGTTGGATGGACGTTGGAATGGGCGTGGTAAAGGTATTCAGTATTACCTGAACACTAATGACCTAAAGAATGCACGACGTACGGTTAATATCATTGACAAATGGGAAGACATTGCTGGCTACTACGCCATCTTCCTCTCAGCCATAAAGGACAAATAATGGAACTAGTTAATCAACCCACCGCTGCCCCCACCCGCAAGCTTCAGTTTGGTATTTGGGGTGGTGTAGCTGTCGCAGCTCTTATTGCTGGTCTCCACGCATATGATGTCGCTCTTGCTTCCACATGGTCGCCAGTGATTTCTGCCATTGCTGGTTCACTTGGTGTGGCAGTTCCGGCATACATTGTGCGTAACGCAGCCTAATATGGTAAGAGGACACAGAATTGAAAATTGATAATAAGCAAAGGGAAGCTATTGCTCGAAGAATGGGGTATAGCGGACCTATGAACAAGTTTGCAGAGTTTCTGATGTCCTCTCCAAATCCTCGTAAGATGGCAGAGGGTGGTCTGGTAGAAGATACCACTAAAACTAAAGACTCAAGCATCACTGAAGTGAATAAGATTGCTAATAAGATTGATGATGTAACACCTGCTGGTATCCCTAACGTAGAAGTGACACCTCTTGTAGCAACCTCCAATCAATTCATTCCGACTACTTCAGGACAACTTACCACCCCAGCCCCTGTAGCCGATTTTACAGCAGCTACCACCACCACTGTAGCTGATCCTACGGCTGTCAATGCACAGACAGTGGACACAGCCCTCACTCAACCCGGTGTTGAGAATATGGTCAACACTTTTGATGGCCCTGCTGTAGGCTCTGTTAATGAATCTTCCACTGTCCAAGGACAGCTTAGTGGGTTGATGGACGACTTTGAGGGGGGAGCCACCCCTGCATGGGCCGCAGGCGCTCTCAGGAATGCTACAGGGCAGATGAATGCTCGTGGGCTAGGGGCCTCTAGCATGGCTGCTGGTGCCTCTGTACAGGCCGCTATGGAAGCCGCATTGCCTATTGCCTTTGCTGACGCTCAGACACATGCCACAATGGCACTAGCTAACCTAAACAATGAACAGCAGGTGTTGATGCAGAAGAACGTAGCTAGAGCAGAGAGCTTCTTTACAGATGCTGCTGCTGAGAATGCTACACGCCAGTTTAATGCTTCTAGCCAGATGCAGACAGATCAGTTTAACACCAGCTTGCTTTCTCAAGTTAAACAGTTTAATGCTGCTCAAGTTAATGCTACCAGCCAGTTTAATGCTGGTCAGAAGAATGCCCTTAGTCAGTTTAATGCCACCATGAAGAATAACAGGGAGCAATTCAATTCTGCTAACCGTCTCATTGTGGACCAAGCTAATGCTACATGGCGTCAACAGATTGCTACAGTGAACAATGCAAACATTAATGAAGCCAATCGTACAGAAGCTCAGATGTTGTTTGATCGCAATCTTTCTGAAATGAATAATCTGTTTCAAGAACGACGTGATCTTATTAGTTTTGTGTATGATAGCAAGCAAAGTGAAAAGGACAGAGGGTTGTCTATTCTCCTAGCACAAATGTCCGCTGATGAAGCTGAACGTTATCAAGACAAGGCTAGTAGCGATGCTATGTGGGCTACAGCAGGTGCCCTTCTAGCAGAATTTACAGACGGCATAGATGTCACGGAGTGGTTTTAATAATGTCATACGTAGAAGCTCTACAAGCCCTTAGGCAGAAGGTTCAAAATACAGACCCTGTAGCCGAGGCAGCCAAGGCCCTTAAGCCAGCCTCTCCAAGAGGATTTATGCCAAGCATTGCTTCTAGCTCTGCTAGGCCCACAGACACCAGTGTTCCGCAATATGCCCCTCTTGATTTTGCTCGTAACACTATGCAAGAGATTCATGCAGCTAGTCAGAGATTTCAGCAAGACCGTATGCGGGACAGGGAACGTGAAGCTGCTAAGACAGCCACAGGGAGTGGTCCAGCGGCTGCCCTTTCAGGTTTTGTGACTAGGCGTGGTCAACAACAACAAGCCCAAAGTTCCTCAGAGCCAACAGCTACAGACATTGCTCTTAGTGCAGAAGATGAACAGGGCCTGCGTAATTCTTCACAAGGACCTGCTGGTGGCCCAGAAGCTATGGCTGAAGGTGGTGGTGGGGGCCTTCTAAATCTAATTGATAGTACAGAAGGTGGTGGCTCTTATGACACCCTATTTGGTCACAGCCAACGTGATGGGCCTTTCGCAGGGACTCGTGTAAGTCAAATGACCATTGGTGAGCTTAAAGAGTTTGCTGGCGCTCGTGGTGAGGGGTCCTATGGCTCTTGGGTACAGAACACTAACCCAGAAGGTGTACTAGCTACACCAATGGGGCGTTATCAATTCGTGGGGACTACGCTTGCCTCTACAGCAGATGCAATGGGCTTACCTGATGACACAGTGTTTGATCAACAGACACAAGATGCCATGTTTGCCTTTAAGGTGAGGGAGCGTCTTAATAACGCAGACACATTAACGGGTAAACGTCAACAGCTACGTAATGAGTGGCACGGATTTAGAAATGTTTCCAACTCTGTTCTAGATCAAGCAATATTGGATTTTGAAAATGGAGTTTAATGGACCAATCCCCGGTGAAAGCCTCACCAAGCCCGTAGGTGGAAGCCCTTGGGAACAGCCCCCACAATACGCTAAAGTGGAAGAAGCCCTTGCTTTCTACATGAAGCGTTTTGAGAATGACCGAATGATGGAAGAAGTGTTGTTTCTCATTGAGAACGATCTTCCTATTGAGGCATTCGTTAATAGTCTCCTCCTCTACTCTGAAATGAAAGGGAAGCACACAGCAGACACCTCTCTTCTTATAGGGCCTATTATCCACGAGTATATCAAAGCTCTCTGTGATGCCTCTGATATTAAATATCGTGAATTTCAGGGCAAGACGAAGGACCAGAAACAAGCGGACAGGAAGAAGAATGATTTGAAGCTTCTCCTTGCTCGTGAGTTTGACAAGACCAAAGGGAAAATTACATAATGAGTGCTTTCGAGGCCTTTTTAACTGGCTTCATGGGCAAAACCGCCGAAAAGATTGACGAACGTAAAGACAAAGCTAGTACATATTTTGATCAGCAGATGGAACGTGCTCGAACCGTGGGGGTTGATGCCCTACGACAGCGACGAGAGGCTACAGATCAAACTATTTCAGTGGCTCGAAGTTTACGTGATCAGGCTAATATGCCTGAGGAGATTATTCGGGGTTTGGCTAATGAAGGCCCACAGGCTCTTCTAGAAGCCCAAAAGATTTATGCTGAGGCTGCCTCTCGTGGTGTGCCTACGGATGAAGCTTTCTGGGAACAAGCCTACCAGTTTTCAACTGAAATCACTTCTTCCACAGACACTACTTTGGAAGATTTCTTGCGGCAGACCTCTGGGCTGTATGGCTCAAACTTGGATGCCACAATAGAGGAAGGGGGTGATCCTTTTGGTGCGTTCGTGGCTTCCGGTCTTGGGCTGAACGCAATGAGCAGAGCGCGTAGCGAATTGGAAAGCACTGAGGTGGCAGAGGGTTTCTCTGCGGCTGATCTGCTTGCAATGGAAGGACGCCCTCTTACCACGAGACCCTTGGGCGATACGGGTTATTCTGGTCCTGATTTGGGTTATGTTGCTGCTACAGTGGGGGCCAGTGCTCCTGACATGCCTTCCTCTGAAGACATCTTCCGTGTTATGTCTACCTTTGATGATCTTGTTGAAAGTGAGCGTGAGCTTCTGTTTGATGATGCTGCTCAAACCAACCCAAGTCTTACTAGGGAGAGCCTCACTGTTCAGGCTGAAGAAGCTGCTGCCATTCAATACTATGAGAACCTTGGTGGTGGAGACAACGCCCTTGCAGAGCTTGCTAAATACCCACGTATCTTTAATGCTCTCCCAGAGAGTGTTAGAAACCCAGAGGCTACTACAGAGAGTGTAGATGAAGCCCTTAGGCCAGAGATTGTAGAGACAGAGCTACCACCTGTTGACACCCCACCTCCGGCTGACCTACCCCCTGTCACCATCCCAGATGATCCGGGTCCTACAGCAGAACAGCCCACCCCACTAGCCAACCTCACTGAGCTTACAAATGTAAATGGTGAACGAGCTTACTACCAAGGGATTGAAGACGGTAAATATGTATTCCGTTTCCCCGGTGGTAACATCCTAAGGGTGACTGAACAACAATATCTTGACGCTATCGAAAATGAAGAAATAACAATCAAGGCACCATCAGTTAGCCTTGGTCTACCAGAATAGGGAACACTATGGGTGTATTTGACGACATCACTTTAAGGGAAGAAGATAAGCCGTTGAGTGCACCCGTGGCCCCCGTGTCTCCCGTAGAGGCCCCTACAAGGCCGCTAGAGACGCCTCCTGCAATTGAGCTACCCACACAGCCCGTAATGCAGGAGGCCCCCCCTACAGCCCCTACAGAAGGCCCTAAGACAGGTCTGTTCTCCAACCCCGAATATCGGGTTGATCCCACCCCACCCAATACAGGAACAGCAGATCAAATACGTTCCAACCCAGAAACTATGGCAAACATTAGACAATATATGACCAACCGTAAAGGTCAACACATACAAGACTACAACGATGATGAGTTGTATGATGCATTTGTTAATCACAGTCGTTGGTTTAATGTTAATGAGGTTGTCACTGTCGGGGAACTAATGTGGATTAGGGGGCAGGATGAAGAAGGAAAGGCTGTAGCTGCAAGCGCCTATGAAGCATTTGAGAGTCTTGGCAACGTCCTTACAAATGATGGTGTTCTTGGTGCTCTTGATGGTGTGACTGATTATGCTAGGGCGCTAGTCATGTCTCCTACTTCTCTCTTAAGCTTGGGGGCAGGTAGGTTGGCAACTAGGGCACCGCAATTAGCTGCTCGCAAGAAGATTATGGATATGACTGCTGCTGCTGTTGCCACTACGAGGGCAGCCCCTGCCGGAACCACAGCAGCCTTAACTGCGACTAATGAAGCTGTACAACAAGTGGCTGCTAATGCAGCTAGGTCTACAGCTTTACGTCAAGTGGCTGCTGCCACCATTACAGACGCTGCTCTTGCTACGGGGCAAGACTACGCTTATCAATCTACTCTGATTAATTCTGGTGCACAAGACAAATATAACATGCTTCAGACCATCCTAAGTGCTGGTCTTGGTGTTGCTGGTGGTGTTGTAGCCACTGTCCCAATCATTACACGTAATAGGGCACTAGCTGCACCAGAAGCTCGTGTGTCTTTGGCACAGGAAACAGCAAAGGTGCAAGCTGCACAACGTGCTCTTCCTCTTGTACAACAGGCTGCTAAGAACTTTCAGACACAGCTTAAAGACTGGCTGAATATGGCTGCCAATGGTAAGGTGGCCTCTAAGAACGATAATGACTTTGGTATTATGGCAACACAGATGCTGTTGGACACAGACCCACAGAGCACCACCTCTTTGGTGGGAGCTATGATGAAGGCTGGTTATGGACTTGATTCTGACCTGCCTGCTGTGCAACAGATTGCTTCCTTTGCCACTAACATTCCAGCCAAAGACCTTAAGGACTTAGACGACATTTTCAAAGCACAAACTGGCCTTACATTCAATGAAGTGATTGATGTAATGGTGCAGAATGTCAGAGAGAGTGGTCAAACCCTTAAGCTGTCCTCTGATGCTGCTAAGGCTCTTAATGAAGCTATGGCTGCTCGTAAGGCGGCTAACACCACAATCAATGCTGCTGCTAAGACTAAAATTCTGAATGCACCTATGCCAGCAAAACGGATTGAGTATCTACAGAGTGTATGGAGACGTGCCCTAGTTTCTCATCCAGCCACTACAGCAGTTAACGTTCTGGGCTGGGGACAGGCTCAGGGCTTCCGCACATTAGCTGAATTGCTGCATGGGGGTATTCTTGGGACATCTGGCCTAGCGGCCAAGCTTATGTCTCCCGTGTCCACTAAGGCAGGACAATGGGCTGATAAAAGCCTCCTTGAGAGCAAGGCTCTCTTTTCTGCTCAGACCTTTAAACTACGCACCTTGATGGACCCCTATAGCACCAAAGAAGCTTTTGAGGCTATTATCAAAAGTCTTCCCGCTAAAGAACAAAAGAAGATTAGTGCTTCTCTCTTTGGTGGTGTAGAGGATAGCTCTCCTTCAATGTATAACATGAAGGACAGCAGGGCAGTTAGGTCAACAGAGAAATTGCTTGATCACGCTGCTACGTTCTCTATGCTTAAGATGCAAGACACCTACACCAAGTCAGCCAGCTTTATGCAGGCCCTCGACCTTAGCTTGAAGAAGAATGGTATGGGGGGTATCAACAAAGTGATGGACAGTGGTAAGTTTGGGGAAATTCCCCAAGAAGCATTTGATGATGCTATGAAGGCTGCCCTTAAAGACACCTTCTCCACTGACTACACTAAAGGATATGGTAACCTTAGTAAGATTGCTCGTTGGGTGGAAGATTTGTCTAATCTTCCGGGAATTGGTTTCATGTTCCCTTTTGGTAGGTTTATGAATAACCAACTTGCATTTATCATGGAATACACACCCCTGTCTATGATGCCATTGGTTAGTAAGGCCCGTGCCACTGGTCACTTTAGTGGGTCAGAGGTGATGGAGAGTGTTGCTAAGATGACTGTTGGTATGGCTGCTATGGGGCAGCTTATGCAATGGGAGAGGGAAACACAAGAGTCTGGTCTTCAGTGGTATGAAGCACTAGACAACACTGGCGCTGTTATTAACCGCCAGAACCTTGCACCTATTTCAGCTTATATGGTAGCTGCTCGTTTGATGAATAGTGTTGTGGATGGTCAAGTGAATGAAAGCCTCATCTTGGATTTGGCACAACAGCTTGGTCCCTTTGCTCTTCTTAGAGAGACAGAAAATGATCCTCTTGGCGCTATGGCTGGCTTTATTAACGAGCTGGCTGATGATACAGCTACTATGACTGAACTAGGTGGAGCCATCTTGTCTGTCTTTGGTGCAATTGGAACCACTGTTGTTAGTGGATTTACCCGCCCACTAGAGCCTATTAATGCTCTTAGTCAAATGTTGACGGGGAATGCCGACGCTGTTGATAGGAACCAATTCACTGGGCCTGAGCGTGTCTATCGTGGTGCTCTTAGGTATGTGGAGAATCTCTTCACACCATTCTTTGTGGAACCAGACCCTGTAACAGGGGAACGTATCCCATCACCAGTGAAGCAAGACGCTACTAAGCTTGGTGTTGTAGAAGACCCCAACCCGTTGTCTAGACTTCTGGGTAGACGTGAGCAACAACCTCTCACTGAGATTGACCGCTTGTTAGCTAGGGTGAATATTCCACCTTGGTCTATTCAAGAGCGTAGTGGTGTCCCTGAATGGGATGCTTTGGTTAATGAAATCATTACACCAAGGTTGAACAGGGCTGCCACACAAATGATGGCTGATGACCTTTGGAAGAACAGCTCTGCTGCTGGTAGGGAACGTCTTGTACGCAACCTTCTTAAATCAGAGAGGGACCACACCATTGCTTTTGTGGAACGTGAAATGTCCACGAATGAAAACCTTCTCCTGAAACGGCAAAGCTTCCTACGTCTACAAGATACTATGAGGCGTGAGGCTAGACGTGTTCTGGACATTCAAACGCCAGACCGTCAACTCTCTGCTTGGGAAATCACTGTATTAACACAATACATTGAAGACCTGCGTAGACGAGAAAAACAACCATAAAATAGAAAAAGGGACCTAGCTTTCGCCGGGTCCCTTTTTTGTTATTTAAACATCAACCCACTCGCAGGAGTCGGCGGAGCAGGCAAAGGTTTGACTAGATTTAGTATTATCTCCTTGCTCATAATCAGCCAGCTTAGACCAATCAATTTTGCGCGGCATCTTAGCCCATGCCTCTACATAGTCTGCCTCACTAATCTCCTGATATGGTGCCTGACGGTAAGAGTGGTCTGAATGTGGCAAGAAGGAAATGCCACTCACCTCATCAAAATGTCGATACACCCAAGCACCAACATCAAGCCATTCATCTTCCCGAACAGTGACAGTGACAGAGGGTTTATGCTCACACCAATGACGTTGATACATCAACCATGTGTTAAGCTGCTCCATAGCAGACATCTGATTACGTGTCACACAATCAACAGGGGCCATAATAGGGAAACTAAACACGGTGGTCTGGTCAGGCTTCATAACATCAGGCTCATAAGGAATGCCACTGTCTTTCATGAATTGTGTCAGCGGGTCTTTGTTATCACCACGAACAGTACGAATGTAGTATTCCGAATGACGGGCATGAATGCCAGAAGCTGAGTCAACAAGCTGGCTCACTGTCCCACTAGGTTTAACAGCCGTAATAGCTGTGGCCTGTGGGATACCAAGCTTGTCAGCCCACTCTTTATTGGTGGCAATAGCCACGTCACGAAGATGCTCTAGTGTCTTATCCAACCCCTCATTAGCTGTAGTCATAAGCTTGTTGTCAAGGATACCTGTCAGGCTAACACCAAGGAGACGCTCTTCCTCTGTATTATCTTTCCAGATTTTACGGAGGTAGGGGAAGTGGGTGAATGTGGATTGAATGGTGCCCAGAATGGAAGCCAGCCTTACCTTCTCTGATAGTGTATCAATAGTGTCATCTGATCGAATGACACATTCTGTTAGGTTACAGAACTGATATGGACGAAGAATGATTTCCGAACATGGGTTGGTCCCGAAGTCATGGCTAGCATCACGACGACCGCTTTTAGCTGCTTGCTTTTGTGAAGCTACACGGCTAAACACGCCACGCTCCCCACTCTTGCTTTCCACCAAAGAAGTCCATTCACGAAGAAATGTCTCCATGTCAGGCTTCTCTGTGTAGCAGACAGAGTTATTAGCCAGAGCACGTTGCGGGTTCTTCTCCCACCATTGACCAGACTTGGCATGGCGCATACGATCATCACTAAGGTTGCTAAGGCTAATCATAGCAGACCTACGTACACCACCCACTACTACCACCTCACCAACCTTACAGAGGATGTCATGGCATTCAAGGCTAGTAAGCCTGCGTCCCTGCGCTGTGGTGAAAGCAGCTACAGTGAATTTGAAGAGGTCCTCAAGGGGACCGGGGCCAGACGCCCTACCACCAAAGGTTTTAAGCTTGGCACCTGCTGGCCTCACCTTACTAACATCCCATACGGGGATTTCACCACTATACAGGAGGGCAATAAGTTGACGGAAAGCTTTAGCCCAACCCTCTTTACTATCTTTAACAGAGATGCATGTGTCGCTCTTATAGAGCGGAGGGATTTCTGGAAGCTTCTGTACATATTGACGTTCTACACTGAACCCCACCCCTGTACCACACAAGAGGATGAACATGGCTTCATCAAAGGACTTAATATCATCAATGGGCAGGTAGGCACAATTGTAACCAGAAACATTGTCACGCTCTAGTGCCTTGCCTGCTGTCATCATAGCCCGCATAGAAGGCATCACCTTAAGATAGAGAATGGCTTGACGTAGTTCGTCTACAACACCCTCTTCTTTAATCTTTGGCACCACTACATTTTGAATGTAACGCTCAACTGTCTCAGCCCATGTCTCTCGTCGTTTGGCATCATCTAGATAGCGGGCATATCTGCTTACGGCAATAAAGGCTTGATAGTCTGTAGGTAGATTAGTCATTAGTGTCAGGAACCTCCCAATAACGGCTCCACTTAAGAGCCAATTCAATATCTTCTCCGGGGTAGCCAGCCTTAAGAAGCTGTGCTTCATAATCATCTTCTAGGGGGGCTGGAAACCCGTACATCCAGCCTGAGGGTGGGTCTACAATGATCATCAGATCACCCCCCTATTCTTTAATTGCATAAGCGTGTTGGCTTCATAGAAAGTGATGCCGAGGTCCTTAGCTAATTTTTCAATGGTCTCTTCATACAACTCAGCAGCAAGCTCTTCTTTATTAAGTTCTCTATCACCCATAATTACTAGTATTGGTGAACCAAGATAGTCTTCATATGACTCAAATGTGGACCTAAACTCAATGGTCACATTAGGGTGACCAACCCCTGCATCTTTAATGTTTTTATTTATCTCGTCCAGCAGATATTTAAAACTTTCAATATCATAATGCCCACCAAGGTCTACTCTACCCACTTCTACTTGCTTCATGCTACAAGGTCCTTCAGATCAGCAGGCTTGTAGTGAGGCCCCTTCATCACCTTCCCATCATCACGATAGACAGGATTGCCATCATCACCAAGCTTAGACATATTACTTGCATGAACACGATTAAAGGCTGTATCAATATCTAACCCAAACGTGGAGGCAAACCCGTATACCACATAGAGGATGTCACAGAGTTCTTTTAGCACTTTCTCCTTATTAATCTCTTTACGAAGAAGATGTGCCTCAAAGAAATCCTCCTCAAACACTTCATCCATAAACTCATCTACTTCTTCATAGATGAGTCTGGCTCGAAGACGTATAAGGTCTTCTTCCTTTGGTGTCAGATCAACCTTACGAGGTTGTTTCATAGCAATGGTGAACTGGTCCACCTTCTGAAAGTTATTCATCTTCTTCACTGCCCCCAGAAATAAGGAATTGGATGTAGGAAAGGATGTGGTGGTAATAGAGAATTAGGTCCCTTGTGTCCATCGGTGTATTTCCAAAAGAGTAGCCACCGTCGTTTGGCAATTTTTGCATGTAAAGGATAGCATCTGCTTTCTCTAGTCCGTTAATGAAACGTTGAAAACCATCTAGGTCTTCTTCTTTAGGGGGTATCGAAAATGGAACTATGTTTGACATTAAATTTCCTCATCATAAAATTTACAGTAGTTTAGTTGATCTACTTTTTCTTGTGGAAATCCTTGAGAAAGCATCCACTTGATAAAATCATTTCTTGTTTTGAAAGAGGGGCAGGGCTTAGGGAAGCCGTAGTCCTCTCCATTTGGCGGCATCACAACTCTTACTTTAATCAAGGTATGCCTCATACTTCTTTAGAAGATTAAAAAGTTCTCTTAGGTCAATTCGACTTTCATCAAAGATTGGGTACATCCCAAGTGAGGTATTACGTTTCACAATTTGTTTAACAGCTAGCCTCACGTCTTCTTTAATCTTCTTATCAGTAATTGGTGGATTGTATTCTTGTTTAGTAGCGTAAGATACAAATTTTTCTGTTTTCCAAAATAGGTCAGCCATTAGCCATCAACTCTCTCCATGAAACAGGGAACAGGGCTTCCATTTCCTTACTAATTTGATCAGCTATTTGCCTAGTCTCCCATTGTGTATCTTCTTTACAACGGAGAACACACATAGCAGCAAAGGCATCAAGACTTCCTGACCACCACCATTGTGTCATCATACTTTGTGGCAACACTATACGGGCCATTTCAGGGGCCACGCCCTCACGAAGCAGGTGATTGTACAAATCCAATGAGTCAGAGTAGTGTGAATAGAGATCATCATAAACATTATCTACATCGAATCCCCACAGGGAGGTTGGTGCCACTGTACCCTCACTACCCTGCTTCTTATCTGGGGACTTTCCTCGCCAATCTTTGGGCACATAAAAAACAGGTGGGGTGTCTACATAACGTCGGCTCACCTCATTCATACGGAGGAATTTGTGCTTAACTAGCTGACGTGCTACAAACACCGGAGCCTCAATTGTAAAGGAAGCAAAGCAATGACCAAAAGGGCTTAGATGTTTGTGTTTAGCAAGATAATGAATAAGCTTCTCATCTTTCTCGAAGAGTTCCCACTCACAATACTTATTTCCGCCCTCGTCCTCTAAAAATAACACATTCCACACACTAGCCTTATCGAAGCTCACCCTCGCTGCATTGACCACAGAGAGGTCACTGCCCATACTGTCGTTAAGCATCACTTTAAGCTGCTCAATCCCCATTGTTGCTCCCCACTACCACCACCCATAGGATGAATACACTAATTGCAATCAATAAACCTAGCTGTATATATATACTATTCATCGGCGTTTTCTGACACCCTCACTGTAAAAGAATTTTTATTTTTGATGGTCTTGGCTTTATACTTACCATAGTAGACCACTGTTGTTGATTTACGTCCAGAGAAGAGGTTGGCTGTCTCTGCTGCCATAAGAGCAATGTGCCAAAGCTTAAATGGTGTGTCCCTGATAATCACTGTTCCAATGTCGTCAGGTTCCATATGTGTCCCTCATTCGGTTAATACTAACCCATTCAAGGTCATAGTGTTGATCTTGGAAGTTGTGCAAGATACAGAGGCCACGTTGCCAGAGGTTACCAGCAGCACCAGCCCACCCACTACGATAGTCCTGATAGACACCAGCCACTAGTCCCATCACAGTGTTACCATCAGCCTTAGCTTTGACACTGAAATCGAATGTGTGGGAGTGGCCTTGAACACAGGAGCAATGGTTCTTGGACAACAGGGAGGCAGCATGATTAACACCACCAATAGGACGCCCCATAACACCGCTAATAAAATAGTGTGCAAAGAGCACACCATCTAAATTGTAGATGCCGGGGACGCCACCATCATAAGGAACAACTTCATCATAATATGATTCAAAGTCAAAGTCTCTAGGGGAGATGCCATATTTATCACCACGAAGGTGTGGTTCATACTCTAGCACTCGGTCCTGACGTTGTTCATGGTTTCCCCAGAGCACTACACTATGAGGCATCTTCTTCTTGGCTTTACGAATTGGCCCCCACATCTTTTCCTGAAAGTCTAGGTGGGACTCAATATCTTTCTGATATGAAGCACTCTTGAATGAAGCCTTCCCCTTATCATAGGAGCTTAGGGAAGGCATGTCTGCCGCGTCACCCAAGTTCATCACAACATCTGGCTTAAGGTCTAGGATGAGTTTTCCTAGCCACTCTGCTCGATCATTATGGTGGTCGGGGTGACTATGTTGATCCGGGACAACTAATACTGTCTTACTCATGGCTTGCACCATGATTCTTATGAAAACCATACACCATATTAGCTTCATCCCTTTTTGCTGCTGCCTCACTAAAAGTGTTAAACCTACCTAACAGCATATTTTTACCGCTAATCATAATCTGTGAGACCCACTTGTTCTTATTTTTACACCAATGCACACCAGTTTTTCCAGAAATATTTAGTCTACTCAGTGGTTGATTCTTACTATTTTCAACTTGTGTCACATCCCTTAGATTTTCAATTCTATTATCTAACTTATTATGATTTATATGATCTATCTGATCAGGCCACTCACCATAGACCATCATCCAAATAACTCTATGAGCCTGATAACCATGATTAAAGACTGCACCAACATGGTATCCTCTAACCCGGTCTATAGCGGTAAAGGCCTCTTTATTGGCATATCTTGTATTCCAACTGGCAACCCTTACATCAGATTTAAACCACGCAGCACCCCTAACCTTCCAATACAATTTTCCTGTTTCAGGGTCGTAGGTTAAAAGTTCATTTAGCACATCTTTAGTAAGTTTCAAACGGCCACCTCCTCATACCCCTCGGGGGTCATCTCCCTGATGATACGGCTTTTAACAGGTTCTAGGCCCTTTTCCTTCACCTCTTTAATCAAATCAATCATCAATAGACGCTCGTCCATGGAGAATTGATTTACATAGGCTTGGGCTGGGTCTCGACCACTATCCTCTAGGATGTTGTAGAACATCACACAACGATTGTATGTTTGCAGGCGCTTGTCTTCTACATGATTAAAGTTCATTATATTTTTCTTTCTTTGTTCTTGCGTTAGAAATTACACGTTCTTCAGCAGTTTTGATATTATGGCACTCGTTACACAGAAGCTGTAGATTGTCTGAGTCACAAAACAGGTTCTCGATAAAATCATCCCATGTAGTAAATCCTGTCTCTGGTGGGACAATTGGCTTAATATGGTCTACAAAGACATTCCTTGCTCTACCATCTCCTTTCTTTATTGTGGTGGGAACATATTTCTTACAACAGTTACATAGGTACACACCTCGCTCTTGTCTAGCCTCTGACATCACTTTATGTTTAGGGGGCCACCTAGTAGATGCATTACGTAATTGGCTCTTAATGAAACTAGTAAACTTGGCACTAGTCCATTGCCCATCAGCATACTTTTTGTCTGTCATTCAGCCTGAACCTGATGATGAGATATAAAGTCTTCAACAGAAGGGAACACTTTAACCTTGGGGTGGTGACAAAAAACATTTTCATAGTTACCTATAACAACACAATCTTTTTCAAGGGCAAGTGCATAGCCAAACTCTACCCAACGACCACCTCCCGGAGCTAGTGTACCTCTTGGGTATGAAAAAATAATTAACATGTCACTTTCGTACTTAATATCATCAAGGTCTAAACAAGCAATTTCTTCTCGTTTTTTTCCAATTTCACTGTTAAAGACCCAAGAGGAGGAACACTTCCAACCTAACTTATCTGTAATTAACTCTGAATGTTTCAGCATTTCTTGCTTTTTAGAATATAGTGCAGCCAAGTAAAATCTCATTTATTAATTCCTTATAACACCATTTATACATTCTTATGTGTCAACTAATTTTCTTAAGCTCCTCTATATTAACTGGTGTATAGTCTGTAAGTTCAACACATACACTTTTGTAAGGTCCATCAGGACTTCCTCTGAAATGTGTATGACCATGCACATTCAAACTATCCTTCACACCACCGCGAGCCTCTTTGATTGAGCTAGGGTGCACTGGTACATGAGAGAAAAGAAGATTATCAAACCACCTCCACATCATAACTTTCTCAAAGAAACTACCAGCAGACAGAAACTTTACATCATCATGATTACCCACGATCAAACGCTTCTTACCGTTGAGACGAGGCCACAACTTTTTAAATTCTTCTTTGTTACCAAAGAATACATCACCAAGGTGGTAAACTTTATCTCCCGGTTTTACCACGGCATTCCAATTCTCAATCATAGTTTCATTCATATGATGAACATCTTTAAAGGGGCGTGACAACTCAAATTTATGGACTATATTATGGTGATTAAAATGAGTATCACTAGTCACCCAAACATTACCCGCCATTACATAAATTCCTCAATTGGCGTAAGGAGAGAATTTTTAACATCTTCTGCAATGGAATGCAATAAATTGAATAGGGCACATACTTCTTGTTTACCCATATACCTGTCACTACGTTTGCTAATAAAGGTTGACCAAAACTGCTGCGTGATATTTAACCAACAAGTTTTAAAAAGCTCTAGGTTATGCTTAACCACCACTTGAACTTTACCTTCTTCATATATTTTTTCATACACAGCAACAGTGGTGGCATCTAGGTAGTCATTAAGGTTATCAATGTCAGTTTTTTGTACAAAACCAACCCTTAAAAGACTGTCCTCAATACCAGCACTTGCATCAACAGCAAAATCCCAGTCACTGTTTTTATCATCTGTTTTGATTGTAACCATAGACCTAGAACCAAACATAAAAAACTCTTTTTCTTTGTTTGTCTCAATCACCTCTTTAATAAAGGTTGGTAGGGTTTTACCTACAACAGTGAATGCAGGTAGATGATCTTCCCAAAAAATTCCTCTAATTACAATAATACCAGTAATCATTACTCTCTCCTTGGTGGAAGCCACAGCTTAGGGCTACCATCTTCATTAAGCTCTCTTACCATGTGCAAGAGGTCTGCTTGTTCCTTCATTCTCACCTTCCAGTCATCACCATAAGATTTAACATAAATCTCAGCCACTAGTTCATAACATTCCCTCTCTGTCTCAGCCTCATGTAGAAGGTTGTATGCAAAAGCAGGGCCTCTTCCTTCTACACCACCAATACTATCTACCTTGTCACCCATTAGCATTTGTGCATAGAAGAACTTATGTCCTGTACCAAACAAAGAGATTGGCTTAGGTTTACCATTAGCATACTTCTGGCCCTCATTACGTTTCTCAAGGAAACCAAGAGGCTCTACAAACAGTGGGCCAATGGCTGCCTGCTTACCCATTTCCCAACTATAGTGCATCCCCGGACACTGACGTAGGTCTTTGTCTCTAGAACAGATGATGGTGTCTTTATCACGCCATGTCTTATATTGACGAATGCACATATAATCATCAGCCTCTAGTCCACTTTCTCCCACATAGTGTTGATAGGAGGAAAGCATGTAGGCCAATAGATTGTAGAAGTGGAAAGGTTTCTCTGCTTTACGATCTCCCTTGTATTCTCTCTGAACAGCGATGGCTTCACGGAAATTGGGAATATATTCTTTAACAGGTTGCTCTTTTCTAACACGTTCTTTATTAAGAAGCTTGTTAATCCGCTTGGTGTTAGTGAAGAATAGGAGAAGGTCGGTTGCACCCGCCTCCTCCTGAATTAGTTTAAGCTTATGTTCAAGAAGTTCTTGCACCCAATCCCATGATTTAACATCAGGTAAGCCTGTGTCTGGGTCTTTCATTT